CAGATACAACATCCGCAGGAATTACAAACTCGCCGGTTGCTAACATGGCTGGAACACTATCTGATGTACCGTTGCCGCCGCCCTTAACAAAAGCGTGTTGCAAACCACCTTCACTATAAAATTCTGGTTCGTGTTCCGTTTCACCACCTTGGGCAAAGTGAGGGAAGTCTGCAAAATTACCAAAGTCACCTTCTAAGTCACCCATAGAATGTCCATGAATGTACTGGGCAGGAATTGGTTCGTGAACCTGATGTCCTGAGGCGTAACCTAAAACTGGGTTTGTAAAATCACCAGCGAGTTTAAGGTTTGATGCATCACCCTTAACAACCTGTGGTTGTAGGTCAGGGATTGGGGATCCGTTGTTTGATCCATAAGCACTTCCGGTACTGCTAGGATATGAACTAGTTCCAGATGACCCACCACCACCACTAGATGATCCATCGGGTGCCATCATATTACCAACCACGGAAGAGGCTAGGGCACCACCTACGGCTCCTGCAACCCCACCACCAATTGCGCTTGATACTAAAGCTCCTGCTACTACGGCCATAATTATTCCAATACTATCGAGTAATGTTTTTCAAAATATTTTGCACCCAATCTTTCTAGCAGAACACCATGATCTATTGTGGCGGTGACTGGAAGCGTTATGAGTTGCGGATTATGTTTTTTAATTTCGTCTATAGTCCACTTTAAAAATTTAAAAGCGAACGTCCCTTTTCTATATTCAGGGGCAATGTACAATGACTGCGCTGTTGCTACTAAGGATGTTTTGTAAAATAAATGTTTACTTATCATCCAACACTGAAACCCAACAAAACTATCATCGTCTTTAATGACATGGAACTCTACCATTCCAAGTCTTTCTAATTCTTTAAACATCTCTACATGGATGTCTAATTTTAAGATACCTTTGTCAACCACCAACTCGTCATACTGCCGATCTATTAGATCTTTGACAGCTGGAAAAAATTCGTCTGCGGTTAACTTTTTGTATGATATCATCTAAGTATACTAATGCATAAAACCCTTAGTATACGCCCTAGTGGTTAGGTTGTCCATTGATCAAAATGATAAATTGAGAAGCCCAATCCTGCCAAGATTCAAACCCCTCAGGTCCTGGAATGTTATACTGCATGAATGATGGGGTCTGAGCTATGTTTCTGGCAGTAATTGCCCAGTCTTCTTCTGTGGTAATTGGGATAGGCTCCTGACCATAGTACATGATCAGGTTGCCATTAAACGTTTGCCAGTCAGTATTTATTGGGGTAAAAGGAAATACCCTTTGGAATAAATTACGGCCGCTCATCACCATACTCTACAGTTAATAGAATACGACCCATTTCATAATTACCATCTAGTTCGTTTGATACAAAGGTTAAATCCATCTCACGATATTCTAATCGAAGGTCAATCTTTTCTGTGTTGGCATCAAACCTAAATGGCCCAGACACTTGATTTTGGCTTTGAGCAAACTTGCGACCATTAACGATGAGATCCAAAGATCCGCCCAATACAAAGTCTGGTTCCAGACGACGTAAGTGCATACGTCTATTGACAGCTGGAGAGCTGTCGTTTGATGGTGTGCCACCAACCCAAGATATGTCGCAGGTGGTAAAACTTGAGTACACGGCCAATTCTTGAGATGCTGTAATCTTGTTTAAACCAGTCTCATGTTGCCAAATGCCATAACCTCCGGTCACAGCAAACACTGAAGTTCCTGTCGCTGGGGTTGATGGTAAAGGTGTGGCTGAATTTAATATGATCTTAGTAGCATTAATACCCGTTGGTAATATAGTTACAGACTGAACGCCAGATTGTGTGCCGCTGGTGTTAATTGCAGCACCACCTGATGTTGCCGAAATATTAGAAGTTGCGCCAGAAGAATTGACTACATAATATGTAGTGCCTGCGGTGATACCTGTAGGTAATGCGCCGGTAGTTGAAAACTTAATCTGTGTATTATTTGCTGGTGCAGTACCTGAGGAATATGTAATAACCCCTGGTGATGCAATAGTAATTGTTACAGCGTTCACAATATCAAATAAATAAGATGCTGAACTAATTTGATAATTAGCAGCAGATGCCACTGTGGATAATGTAATATAACTATTAGGTAAGAATGTTGTTGTTACATCGCCAGCGATATAAAACACTGTGGATGATGTAGCTGTTTGTCCTGAAGGTGTTGCTATTGTGTTATATGCTTGACTGTAGTTATCTTGGTAATTCCAGTCTCCCCAGATTGGAGATGGAAACACTTCAGTAGTAAATCCACTTGAGCGTTGTGCGCCTTCAGCTTGGCCAGCATCGTACCAGATCTTATCTTTTACATTGTAAATGATAGCATCTGTGCACTCTGTGGCGGATCCGCGAGGGTAGAAGAACCAGATCTCGTTGTATCTTGGTACTTTAGTTGCCCAAACTTTTTGACGTTGTTGGTAGTTAAGATTGTCAAACAGCCAGTTAACATTTTTATCATTAGGTAAAACTGTAACGTAGCCGTTGTATACATAAAATCTATCAACACCCATCCAGTAATATACCCCATCCATTTCAACAACTGAACTGGATGACATGATAGAGATCTCACTAGAGACAATATCGTACTGCCAGTATGTAGAACCATTATTAACAAATGACACACGAATTAAACTATCAGTTGCCCAGAATAATCCAGATGGTGACGCAGTACCACCACGTACAGGCAAACCCTTAACAACCTTGCCTGTTGCCACGTTTACTTGGTTAGCAAGTGGACCATTCCAATCCGTTAAGATTTGGTTTTGATAAATAGAACTGACATTATTATTGGCAATGAATCCATTTGATCCATACACAAAAATAAATGGGTGTAGTACACAAACACCCCCATCAACCACAATAGGTTTGTACGTTGGGTTCGTGCCTCCGGTATCTGCTAATCCAGTAAATGTCCACGTGTCATTGCTTCCGGGCAGAACAGATCCTACATATACTTGACTAGCAATACCATTGTCTACGTTAGCTAAATTTAACCCTGGATGTGCTAAAAGATTAAGTGCCCCACCCAAAGGAGAATACTGGTAATCAAATTGCCATAATAAATTTGGATTAGGTTGAAAGTACGTATTCGCAAAATAAACCGTAGTAATAGCAGATGGAATAGTTGTAGTAAACGTAACTACAGTAGTTGGTCCAATTGAAATAGAGTGTGTGCCTGACTGCGTACCTGATGTATTGATAGCTGTCCCACCAGCGGTTAATGCAATGTTAGACGTTAATCCAGATGAATTGATAACATAATATGTCGTACCCGCAGTGATACCTGTTGGCAATGCCCCAGTGGTTGAGAATGTAATTGCTGTTCCATTTGTAGGAACCCCACCAGATGGGTATGTGATAACCGCTGGTGATGCTATACTAATGGTAACATTTTCAGAACTGGTAGCGTTGTATGCTGAACTTTGAACAGTGTAGATTGTTGGATTAGTGGACTGAGAAAATACCACCTTATTACCAGCTGTAAATACGTTGGTGTAGTTTGTGCTACTTGCGATAGTGATAGTTGTTGTATTGTTTGTTGCCACAGTAAATAACGCATACCCTGCCAACATTTGTGCCATAAAAGGGCCCGCACCAACCCCGAAAGATTGGCCTGTAGCAAAAATGTCTAATCCGTTTTTATTACCAGAAAATACATAGTTGACCCCATTATTGGAGTTCATGATCATGCCGCGAGGGATGCCATTAAATGTGGAGAATATCTGTTGATATCCACCCATTTTTTTAGGGACTCCGCGTTGAAATCTACACCAAACACCATCACTACATTCTCGAGCCTCAAACTGAGTGCCGTCGCGCTTAATTCCGGCTTCTAAGCCAAGGGTATAAATTTCACTATATTGTGGTTCTTGTTGTGAATCTTGCGCCATCTAGAATGTTCCACCAGAAATTAATGCGGCCGTAAATGCTGCCGGAGTTTTAACTTGAAGTGATGAGGTATTTGATGCATCTAAAGAAAGCATATTAAGGCTATTAGCAGAAAACCCTAAAATGTTAGTACCTGCTAAGTACATACCATTGACGTTGTTACCAGAGCCAAGGAATGAAAATGTTGGCACAGAAGCTGATCCTGCTGGACCATAAAAAATATTAGTGGTCGTTTGAGAGATAACATACAAAGCGTTACCGCTGGCAACTACCACGGCCACTGAGCCAGCAGCTAAAGTAATAGATGCTGAGGTGCCAGAAAGCACAAAAGAAATAGAATATGCACTTGATGTTGTGGCATTGATTAGTGCGTACATTTGCGTAATGTTAGGTAACGTAACAGTTAAGTTAGTTGTACGAACACCGGATAATGCAACATAGTTTTGAATGTTAGGTGCGTTAGCTACCAAACTAAATGAACTGCCAGAAATACTATCCACATCATATGTTGCAGATGATAGTGTGGCATTTGTTTCAGCGGCATATCCTAAAGTAAAGAAGTTGCCAGAGGATTTTTGGTAGTAAATAAATCCAGAGTTATTTGGATTTATTGACAAAGTTGATAGGGCATTAATTGTTGATCCACTTGGGGGTGTGAGGACCAATGTACCTGTGCCGCCGTTTCTAAATCCAATCCACCAGCCATCGGATAATCCTGAAACAGCTGGTAAATTAATAGTTCCAGATCCTGCAGTCCATACATAACTAACCGCACGACTTGCATCAGATAATGTTGGAGCAGTGGATATTGTCACCACGTTAGCAGTGACTGCTAACTTACCCACTAATGTAGTTAAGCCTGCACCTTGAAGCATTGATGCACTAGCTGAAGATGTTCCAGTGCCTAGGGTTAAGTTATTCCACTCAGGCTCTGTGGCTGTGTTATTAACTAAATAAAAGTATTGTGACACGCCAGCGGCAATTGATGTTGATCCGCCACCATCGAAGTCAACAACAGTGAATGTGTTAGCGCCTAAGTTTCTAATGAGAATATCAGATCCAAGAGAACCTTGTGTTGAATCTGGTAACGTAATTGTTAAGCCTGTAGTTGAGGCTGAACAATCCATAATACGTGCGGCAGGAACCTGTGTTGGGTTTACAACAGCAGGCCAATACAATTGAGTGTTGGTTGAAAACGTTAACGCGTAGTACGATACGTCCGTTGGTTCAATAACGGTGCCGGTAAATGGCGAGGTAAAAGTAGACATCTATTAAGGTTCCTCAATTGTGGTGTTTCGATCAATACGGCGAGAATTATCTTCTTTCTTAAGTGCCGCTAATGAATCTGTGTAGTATTGTTTCCAAACAGGCAATTTATCAAGCGCTTTTAAGTACCCTTGGGCTTGTAATAATGTGCCAAAAAGCATTGCTTGAGGACACTCGCGTGTAAATAAGTTTTGTTGGTTTGAACTATCTAATGGTTGAATTTCACTATAATAGATAATTTCAACAGGATATGCTGCATCTGGTTTTGGGGCAAACGCCCAGTTATTGTAGTCATACTCTGCATAATACAAAGGTTGACCATTGGATGATTCAGATTGATACATTGAAACATAATCTTGATTACGCATCAAAATGGGTTGCCCGTTAACCTTCATAGAAACGGTTTTGCGCCATCTTGCCGGTTTAGATAAAACCACTTGGTTAGTTGCTAGTGATGTCTCTACAACAGTTAATTGCAAATATGTTTTAAGCTCTGCCGCAATAGCAGACTCTGCCAATCCAATTAAGCTAGGAATTTGAGCAATGAACTGATCATCGTCACGCTCCATGTAATTGATAACGTCCTGAACCAAGTTGTCATAAGTTTGTTGATAAGCGCTAGTCATACTACCTCGTATAATAACTTATGTTAGGTTGGAAGTAGATAGGTGACTTGTCACGATCTTCTTCTTCAGCATCTTGACGTAACTGCATAGCTTCTTGTTTAAGGTACGTAATTCGTGTCATATCTGTATTAGGTAATTGCAACGCCAATTTGTGTGATAGTTCAGCTTGAATGTAAGGCACCCAGCGATCTGGTAAATATAACTCGTTAGTTAAACTACCTACATCCTGCGGTTGCAATTCCAAAATAAACTGGAACACTTGGAAATTATTGTTTGGAACAGGCCACAAAAATAACTGAGGATCAATTTGACGATTGAACCAATATTGTAAAGAACGATTGCCTGGGAACTGCTTATTTGGTAAGCTAAAATAGTCTGTACGATTTAACCTAGCCAATGGAATAACTTGTTGACTTTGAGCAAACTGAATGGCTCTAAGTGAAAATGTTGATCCAGTGTTTCTGTTATTTAATCGATAGTAATAAAACGGTTGCGTAATAGTAACAGTTTCATAGTACCATTGTTGATCTGATAATGTCGCTGGATTTAAAGATTGAATTGTTGTCCAAGTTACACCATCATTACTAGATTGTAAATCTAAGTTATAGGTAGTGGTGGTTCCTGGAGAATATGCATTAAATCCGACATAAAAAATACGTGTTTGATTTTGAAAACTAGATCCAAAATAGTTTTCTGACAAAGTAGATGTTGCATAAGATGTCAGTGATGCGTTGCCAATTTGATCGAACAATACAGGAGCGTTGGCATTATCCACTGGAAGCGCTGTAGAAATCGCTGGATTATCAATGTAAATCCAGTTGGCTTCCAATACATCCACCACATTGTAAGGCATGGTCAGATATTGTTGATATGCCTGAGGGCCTAAGACCTCAATCTTTTGTAACCAAATATTAATTCCGCGGTTAACGGAATTTTGAAGAATATAAAATAGCGCTTGTTTACCCGCCTGAACATACTCAGGCGTGATTTCTTCCGCTTGTTTACCTGCGTCACGATAGGCGTATGAAATCAATTGATCGACCGTAATAACGGTCTGATCATAGGTATTTGAGTATGCCATTATTTTTTCTTCTTAGGTAAGTTCTTTGGTGCAGGACTTTTAATAAATTCCTTACCAACTTTTTTAGGAATACCGAGGGTGCTTTCACCCTCGGCTGCCGCATACATAGCCTTTTGTTGAGCTTTTGACTTAACTGGCATATAGATTCCTATTGGTCTTTAAAGCGATTAATAATATTTTGAATCGCTGGATTCATTAAGATACGATTAATTTGCTCTTGAGGTAAGTGTGACATTGGATCATGATGCTGGATATAATCTTGAGCATATGATATTGGGCGATTAGATGTCGTACCCATTTTACCACCACCACCAATCACTGGATTATCTACAGGCAATGGATTAGATCCCATTGTTGAAGGGTTTGCACCTTGTAATCTAGCACCTGGAGCTGCTTGCATAAGTTGTGCTGCAATAGATGGTGGGATTGGACTTTGCGTAGCTATGCCGCCCGCATTGGATGATCCCCCATCAGCAAACTTTTTTACGTCACCACCTTTTTTGTACTTAGGGCGACCGCCGCCTTTTAAATCATCAACAGCATCTACACCCTTAGCGTTAGGTTTAACGGAAGCTTTGTTTGGTGCTGCAGCTTTTTTATCACCTGTAGGTTTTACTTTGATTGTTTTAACTG